TGATTAATAAAAATGTATTAAAATATATTTTATTAGATATAATGAAAAATTATCTCGCATTCATTTCTGGATTTTTATCATTTGCCGGATTTATAATTTATAAAGACCGCAAAGACTTTAATAGATTAACTAAGGAAATAGAAGAAACTAATAAAAAAATAAAGGATGAGCAAGATTCTCACTTTGCAAAATTCACCAAGACAAAATAAACGGTATAGAGTCTATTTAGAAGATGGTAGTTATTACGATTTCGGGCTGAAAGGTGCTCAGACCTATATAGACCACTATTCGCAAATTAAGAGGCGAAATTACTGGAGGCGACATATGGGAAATCCACGAGAACAATATCTAATAAATAATTTAATACCATCTCCGGCCTTATATTCGGCTTACCTCCTCTGGGGCTTACATACTGATATTCAGTCAAATATAGATTATTTAAATGGTCTTTAAAGAAAATCTCTAAACCCCTCCCTATACATTCTTGCATCGTAGCTCTCTTCGGGGTCAGGTCTTTGTCTTTCTTCGGGGTGTTTTCCCAACTTACTTACTCCAAAAGCAGTGGCTCCAGTAAGTGCCAAACCAGCAAGGGCTAATAATATTTTTTTACTTATTTTTTTTCCCTCCTCTGATGTAATATCTCTATATAATTTATTTAATTGATTTTTAAATCTAACCCCACTATCTGATAATGCCATTCTAATCCTCGCAGTATCATTTTGAAAATCTCCACCGTGTAATCCGTCACCCTTTGATTCTTCTTCCATCGCAGGGATTCGAACAGGGGTTTTTGGTGTGTGTGTTTTAGATGATTTTCCCAAACTGCCAACTGGTCTCCCAATTGGTTTCGCTGATACATTTACCCCTAAATCTCTACCAATTTTAATAAGTGCATCCTTAGTGTGTTTCTCCTCAGCTTTACTTGAGGCATATTTACTCTCGAGGGCATTTAAAACCCTTCTTCTATATTCTGGGTCAGTTGTATCATCCCATTCAGGCCGTTCTTCTCCTTTATACCCTTTAGGGACACTTTCAGAACCCTTAACATGTTCAGCATTAAATAGGTCTCTACTGGCTTGGCTTGTCGCATTTCTTCTCTGAGTAAGTGTCTCTGTTAGGCCTCTATTAATAGCAACTCCCAATTTATTCACTTGGTCGGCTACAACTACACTTAGTAATAGATATACAACACCCTTAACAGCTGTTTTTGCTTCATCAGATGTGATAACATCATATATTTTATCACTTGCCGGTTTAATATATTTATTCCAAATGGTATGATGTTCTTTTTTTTCTTCCTTTTCGGTTTTAGAGACATTACCACCCTTAGCAACTAACACTCCGGCTGACAAAATATTTGAGATTAAAAATGGTAAATATTTTTTATCAATCTTTTTATTTTTTAGGTATTCGATACTGTCTGCCATTTTAGTGCTTAATCTGTGCATGTGCTTTGGTAGCCCATTTCCTGCAAAATGCGAAAATCGCTCACCGGGGTCTGAACTTGTATCATTAAATACATCTAACTCATCAGGCCTATATGATGCTATTGTATTTCTATATCTTCTCTCATACTCGGCCATCTGTGCTTCGTTCGCATTAATATCATCCACTCCCTTTTTAATGGCTAATGTGATAAGGCCAAGTATAGCAACCTTTCCTAAATTTTGTGCGCCCTTGCTTGTAATGGCATTATAAATTTTATTACTTGTAGCTTTTAAGGTTTTTTTTGTTTTTTCAAATGCTCCACCTTTTACATGATTGTGTATATCTTTAATAATACCCCTTCCTGAAAAATTAGGATTTTTTATTATAAATTGGGTAACAAATTGTAATATTTTATTAAATGCTTGTCTCTCCTCAACATTTTTTACCCGAGTATCAAAATCTGGATATATATCTGGTTTAGGAAAAAATCGATGTTTGATATCTTCAGGCACTTTATTTCCCTCTCTACCAAAAGAAGCTCTTGTTATATCTTGATTATAATCTAAACCAGCTATTGCCATTTCATTACCAAAATTAGCAATCTTTTCACCCTGTGACCCAACTGCAAGTAATATTAATAGACCCAATCCAGCTTTTCCCAAACTCTGCTGAACATCTGGAGATGTAATGAGTTTATAAATTGCATCCCCTGCAGATTTAATGGCTGGTTCTATTTTTGTTTTATACCCTTCTTTAATATCTTCTTTTATACCCTTTCCTAATCCCAATCCGGCCCAGTGCAACATTGGATTTGTATCCAATTCATCGGGCTCTCTTACTGGCGGTGGTGCCCCTGCGGGTGGTGACACTTCTGGAGTACTACTTAATCCGCTGTGAATAGTTGAACCAATCGCCCCTGTTATTAAAGTCATTAAAGCGGCCTTTCCTAAATTTTGAGCCTCTGGGGTATTAATAATTTTATAAATTTTGTTTCCCGCAGATTTAATTTCCTTTTCGCCAATATAACCACCCATCAAATGTTTAGGGGTTGGAACCCCGTCAAGAAACTTCTTTTTAATAGGATTTTTTCTTACCATTTTGCAATATTATATTATATATAAAAAAAAAGATTATAAATTTATTATTTAAATCACTTTTTACCATCCTACGATAGGCTTCGCCTCTCTTCGGATTCAAAAAAGCTGACTATTCAAACGAAGTTTGAATTAAATACAAAGTCCCTTTGTATAGCCAAAAAATGTTGGGGGTTAAAGGGGGTATAGATGCTTTGCATCTGCTTGCAGAGCAAGCCAGCCCCTCTTTAATAAAGTTGATGCTCTTTAACATACTTACTCGCCTGTGCTAATGATAGCCCTTTCTTTTTCATTACCTCAGCAACGATATCACCTCTTGCTCTGTTTCCTTTTTTTGTGCCTACTAATCCAACAACAGATTTTTTTACAATTTTACCACCTTTCTTTTTCTTCAGACCGTCCCCGCCAAGCCTCGATTTGGATTCATTTTCTACACTTTCAATCATTTTATCGTAATCCCTTAAAACCTGAGATTCTGATAATGCAGGTGAGTGAAATTGCTCGAGTAGATGACTAAATGGCTCATTCTCTTCGCCTAATATATTTTTGGGTGGGGCTTTTGGCCTGTGCCTTGCTTTAGAAAATAAATTATAGGCTGATTGTCCAAAAGACTCACCTGCTGTACTACTATTTATCATCTTGGAAAAGTTCCCCAAATCTTCTTTATTATATTCGTATAAAGTATGTCCAATAATTGAAGTAATTAATCCCATCAGTGCCACCTTTCCCATCAATTTAGCCTCCTCACTAATTACAGCCTTATAAATAGCATCTCCAGCAGATTTAAGTTTCTTCTTAACATCCAATGAACCACCAGCAACTTTACCTCGACCTCTCGATAACTTATTTCTTAGCTTCTCAGCCTCATTTAATCCGTAAGCACCCACCGTTGCACCAAGGGGGCCGTAATAATTAGTCAAAACCCCCATTATAGCAGTTTTAATAGCCCCCTCGGCCAATCCTTGAGCAGTTGCAGATGTAATAACTTTATAAATTGCCTGCCCTGCTTGTTTAGCCATATCTCCAGCTTTAGACCCTCCCTCAATCGTTGGTGACATTCTTTTATTTGTCATCTTATATACTTTTGATTGATGTCGGCCACCAAGTTCTCCCTCTTCATCAGATGAAAATTCGCCCTCACTGCTTTCGCTCATTATATCACCACCTTCCTCACTCTCATTCTCACTATCAGTATCACTTTCACTCTCTCCAGTAAGTGGCATACTCTTTTCTAATAGTGCGCCTCCTGAAGTATTCTTATATTTTTGATAAACAACTCCAGAATATAAAGGGTCTGGATGTAGAGTGTTACCATTAATATTGCCGTATGATAATGGATGTTTTTGAAAGGCAGGACTTCCACATCCTAAGAGTGCTGAACCCATCATACCTCCACGACTATCTCCCAAATTATAAGCCCCAAACCTCGTGGGCTTAAATACACTCATCTCCATTTTAGGACGAGTCTTGATAAAACTGTCTTGGATGTCCCTGATTTCATTAATAATTTTTTGATTTGATAAAACAGCTGTCATCTCACTTAACCTTTTACCGCTTTACAAAATTCTTCGAATTTTTACAAGCTCCAAAAGCTTTACCAAAAGATTCTTTTATAATTGATTATATTATATTATACAAAAAAAAATAATATTTAAATTTTTTAATTAATCACTAAAAAGCCTCGAAGAGAGTCGAAGACTATCGTAGAGGTAAAGGGGTTTAAAGGGGATTAATCCCCTATTTTAAGAGTTTAGCCAACTTAGATTTAGATACTGCGCCCTTCTTGTGATGCTTTCTGCCACCTTCTTCACACTCCATTTCGGCCTTGTGATGTGGGTGCATGTGTGCTTTAGAATGTCTGAAGAATTTAGACAATCCAGCAAATCCGTGGTGCATTTTTCCGCCAACAGTTCTGTTGTATAGTTCTTCATCAATTACACTGTGATGCTCTTGTTGTTTAGTGTCAAGAACCAATTGTCTATCCAAGACTGCGGTGAAGATACTACTCGAACCGGTTTCAGTGACAAAATAACCAGAATTAACACACATGATAATACCCTGAGGCTGGATGGTAAATGGAAATTGATTTGTGAACGATGTAATAGTAATTTGAAGGTTAAACTGTCCGATGCTTGAGTTGGACAAAAGAGGATTGAGTGATAGATATTTTGAAGGGTTGATACACATCATTGACCCAAGAGTTGGTACATTAACAGATGCTCCATTTTGAATCGTATTTGCTTGGCCTCTAAATGCGTAAAATGATTGGTGACTGCCTGAATCGCTCGAACAATTAAACAGATTGGTAATGTCCGCACTTGCAATGAGGCCAGATTGATTGTTCAAAGTGATGCTTACACTGTTAATAGTCAAAAAGGAGTCCGTATAACTCCAACTTTGTTGCTCAACAGGTACTCTTAGCCCAAAAACCAGCAAGTTCGGTATTTGATTTAATTGAATGTTCTGAAATGAGACACTTCCAGAACCTTGGGGTGCTACAACTGGAGAAGATGCCGACGGTGAGATATAACGGGAATAATCAGTATAATTAGTTACACTACGAGTAGAAACCTTAGAATACTGCAAATCTGATAATGTAAGGAAGTTGAATAACAATTTAGCATTCGTAAAGCCCAATCCATTTGATGCTGGAGTGCCCAAACTGATACTGGTAATATAGGATTGAAGACCATTGCCAGCCTGATTAACTACAGTGTTTCCAGTAGTCCAAACTTTTCTGCAGGCAGAGTCTACATTCAAAGTCATGGCCAAGTTATTAACTCCAAGAAGACCGGCTTTGTTAAAATCTTTATTAGTAAATGGGCTTAGTGCTAAAAATGGCTCTGTGATGCCCTTAAAAGTGATATAAATAATCCAAGTGTCAGTTGTAGCCGTCGAAACTAAACTCGCATCTGTATATACACCTGCGATATAATGATTGACTGTGATTGTTGCGGGATATGCACCATTTGGAATTCTTGCATTGTCATACGAAGCCTCATTATAACTACCCATTGGGTTGGAGTTAGTCAATACAGCATCAGAATACAAACCCCAAAATTCATTTACAAAGTCAGGAGCTGTTGAGTTCATTTTATCACTATTTTTAGAATCTTCGAGAAGTTTAATAAATGGCAAAACATCCTGATAGTTAGTTGAGGATGTCGCATTGTTGATTGTGAGGGACGATGTCGTAAAAAGTGATTGCAACGGATATGAATTAAGGGAGTCCGTGAGGCCGTATTGAAATGCCAACTTAGTAGCTGGAACTCCGGTAATATTAAGAGTAAGATTAAGGTCGGACTTTAAAAGCACTCTTGCATCGGAAACAATTGACTCTGACGGAATCTGAATGTTTGCCGTTAAGGATGAATTTGATGCCGAGTTAAAGGGAAATTGTTGATACGTTGATTGCGTTGCTCCATCGTATACACCGAATGTTAAATCGTTAGTCAAATCATTGATTCGAGAATCAGTGATTTTAATACCTTGAATTTCGTTCGACATTTTTTATTAACTCAAATGGTTTAATTATATAATACTAAATATAAAAAAAAAATAAAATAATTATTAAATCCCCAAAAATTAATTAATCACTTTTTACCATCCTACGATAGGCTTCGCCTCTCTTCGGATTTCAAAAAGCTGACCAAAAATATTGGGGGTTAAAGGGGGCTGGCTTGCTCTGCAAGCAGATGCAAAGCATCTATACCCCCTCACATCGATTTTAAATGAGTAAATTTAGACTTCTTAAAGAATCCTAATTTAACTGATAATGATGCTCCACTTGTCAGGGCTATAGGCCTTAATACACCTGTAGTAGTTCTATAAAAGAATTTCAAATCTAAATTATATAAAGGAACCTCCGTATTGAGTGCAAACAACTTATATTGTGCCGTGGGGTTATAAACAATATTCTTCGTATAATTAGTATCATCAACTGAATACTCTAATAGGATAGCCTGTGTCTGACTATTATTATTACTCCTAACGAGTTTATCAGAATAATATAGAGCAGGTGAAAATGTTTGAGACCTTAAAACTGGTATAGATTGAGATGTAATAACCAGAGATGAAATTTGAGGCCACAAATTCGTGCTATTTCTTTCCTGCAATACGGTAATCGTATTTGCTCCAGTATCGACAATACCAGTATTCGCATCAATAAATAAAGTCAAATATACTGAATTTGATAATATGACTCTTGAAGCACTAAATGAATAATACAAATAATATAATGAGCCATTTAGGGATACATTAATATGGTTTGCATTTCCTTGATTGTATAAAGTATTTTCAGCAATTACTGAAAATAATAGAGTTGTAGGGTCAAACTTAATAATTGGTGGTGTTGTGCCTGCTGGTATTGCTGGCTGTAATACTTTTAAAGCTGTTAATGCATTTGCAAAAGCAGTATTAACTAATTGGGTGAAGTAGCTATACGAATATACTGAATAATAAGAAGTATCAGTATCTTGTGTGCCATTGGGGAAGGCTGAGGGTGGTGGCGGAGTTATACCTGTAGCATTCTGACAAATAAATATAACTGGTTCTACTGCAGTAGAGCCTCCATATGATAGGGCTACATTATAGATGGTTAGATTAGGGTTTCCCTGATTGGGTACTATCTCAGTATATAATATAGGTGTAGACGTGTTCTCAATATTAAATTGAACAACAGCCCCGTAGTAGTCGCTTGGTGAGTATAAATATGGAATAGTTCTTGATTCGTTATATTCGGCCAATGTATTGCCAATAGTAGGAGAATCAGTACTATCAATATTAGATACGATAACATCGATATAAATTACGTCCCCCGAGTCCTCGAACATACTTCAATTTGTTTTTGATTTGGTTTTAATTATATATAAACAGATTTAAAAAAAATAATTTTTATTAATAAAATCTATATTGAATAGATAAATATTATAATAATATAAAGTGAGACTTTGTGAGATTTTCAAAGATGAAAAAGATAGACTATTCAAAGACAGTTATATATAAAATTGTATGTAATGATATACTAATCACAGAACTATATATTGGTTCTACAACAAATTTCGTAAAAAGAAAATGCTCTCACAAAAATAGGGTAAATGACCCTAAACACACACATTATAAAATATACTCAACAATTAGAGATAATGGAGGTTGGGGAAATTGGCAAATGATTGAGATTGAAAAATACCCGTGTGTTGATGGTAATGAGGCGAGAGCGAGGGAGAGATATTGGTTTGAAGAATTGAATGCTAATATGAATACAAGAATCCCATTTAGAGCGGATGGCGAATATAATAAAGAATATAAAGAAAAAAATAAAGATAGTATAAAGGAACAAACAAAAGAATATAGGGAAATAAATAGAGAAAAGGTATTACAGAGATATAAGGATTACGATACCGCAAATCGAGACCGTAGATTATTGGCCAGCAGAGAGAGATATCGCAAAAATATTGATAAAATCAAAGAGGCTAATAGGGAGGTTATATTTTGTGAGTGTTGTAATAAAAATATTACTAAGATATATAAAATAAGGCACGAAAAGACACAGGGTCATATTGAAAATTCAAAAAATAATATAGATAATTAATATAACATATATAAAATATATCTAAGTTATATAAATATTGGATAAATTACATTAATATATCTAAATATATCAAAGAATGATAAAAATCATATATTTAATATGAAATATTTTAAAATTTATACGAATATATATCTATTATTTATCAATATCTTGATTTTTACAATATAATATATAATATATTTATATATATTGTTGTAAATATCTTATATATTTTAGATAAATTATATTAAATATATGATATTAGATATTTCCCGCGGGGTATTTGGCCTTTTAATTTAGCAAAAAAATAAAAAATCTTATAAAATATATAATGGCTCAAGAGTTGTCAGAAATATTCTATAGTCTATTACTAACATCAGGTATAGGTATGGTATTAGCACTTGCTCGTATGGCTTATAAATCTAAATGTAAAAGCTTTAAATGTTGTGGGTGTGAGATTGTTAGGGATGTTGCCGGTGAGGAAGCCCTTGACATGCAACAACAACGGGCGCAACAAGAGATGTCTCAATCGGGAAGAGAGCCAGAGAGCCCGCGAGTTTAAAGATTTTTAATTAATTGAATTGCTTTTATTTTGTGGATTCCCTTCCTAAATTTTTAATTAATTTTATCTCTTTCTCAGCGATTAAAACCATCGGAAAAAGTTTGGCAATTGTTATAGCACGCCCATGGATATCGTCAATCGCCTCTATCTGTTTCTTGGATAAACCAAGGTATTGGTTTAATAAATAACTTCTTGAACGGCCACCTAAAGTCGCTGGAAAAAATGTTAATGTGTGCGATTCGTTAAGGATACCCTTAGTTTCGAGGCCGTTGCATGCAATATGGGATAAATAAATAACTGATGTGCCGGTATGTCTGCCGGTGTTTAATAATTTACCTAATAAATCTTTTAATTTTAATTTCATTTTTTTGTCTGTTATACAATCAGTATCGTCCCAAATAGTCAAAGAGTTTTCAAAATCTTCGGCATTCAGTTCCTCATCTAAAAATTCAGCATTTAATGGTATTCGCCTTAACCCTTTAACTTGTTCAATACTGCTATCACTATCCACATACGAGAGAAGATATATACTATTTTTCGGATGAAGTTTTTTATATTCATTAGCCAACTGAGAAGCAAAATAACTCTTACCTGAACCGCTCGCACCAACTATATAGTGAATGGTTCTTTCTTTAGTATCATCAGGTATATATTGAAATCTCTCATCCCCAGTGATTACTAATTCGGGGTAGTTATTTCTCGCACCTGAATGCTCATCTAATGAGATTACAGCATCTCGCTTACTTGGCTTAGCCCCATTCTTGATTAATTTTGCTATTGGTATTCCGCAATTCTCGAAATTAAATGAACCGCATCCTGACATTTTACACCTTTTATAAAAAGGCTGACCCAAAAGATTATTTTAACACTCAAAAAAACTATACTATATAGAAATATATAAAAAAATAAATTTATTAATTAATTTATCTTAGTTAGATTATTTTTGGTCAGGTTTTTGGAGGCCGTTAATCGAAGATTAGGTCGGTAAAAAGTGTTTTTAAATAGTTAATTTTTGTTTTATTTTTTTGTCAAATACTTTGATTTGTCTCTTTGCACCGCCCTGAAGTTGTTCTTCTTTTTCGAGTTTAGCCAGTTCGGCAAATTGTTTCTTATAATTTGAAATTACAGCCTCTTCCAGCTTCTTTGATACATTTTTAATATCACTTTTTACGGCTCTTTTTAATAATGGCATCTCGATTATTTTGAATTATAAATATACTCTCTTATATGATACAAAAAAAAATATTTTTTTAAATTATTAAATTACATTTTGAGACAATATATAATTTTTGTGGGTATTTGACTGCAAATGTTTTGTCTTAGACCCTCTACAAAATACTGAACCACACACACAGGTTATTTTTTCGCCTTGTCTTTCTTTATCTCTCTGATATTTCTCTTTTAGAAAATTGGGATTAGCCTCTTTCTTTTTTTGATATACTTCTTTGGCATCCTTTAATCTCCTTTCTTTGTGTTTTTGGTAGGCTTCTTTGGAAAAATTAGGATTATTGGCCTTTGCTTGCAGATACCTTTCTCGACAAATATTAGGATTTTTTTCTTTCAAACTCTGATATTTCTCTTTGGAAAAATTGGGATTATCGGCCTTTACTTGCTGATAATATTCTTTACGCTCTTGTAAAATTTCTTCTTTACTAACTATTGGTCTTAATTTATTACAATTTGTAATATTATCAAAATAATGTCGCTCTTTTGATAATAATTGTTCTTTATTGTCGCAGGGGCACTCCTCAATTAAAATTATTTTACAATTTTTTATACCAAATTTATCAAATAAATCAAATGAACTCGAAATTTTTTTACTCTTACCACCTTGATATCTTTTATAATTTGCTCTATGATTAAGCATTCGCCTACTTAGTGTTTGTGTTGTTGAGCCGATATATGGTAGATATTCTTCAGTTGTATCATTAACAACAATTTTATATATCTTCCCATTACTATATATATTTTTTACACCTTCCATTTTGTATGTTTATATATGTTTATATATGTTTATATGTTTAATACGATTAAAAAAATAATACCCTTTCTGCACATTCTTTGCAAGTGTTGGCATCTTTGTTAATATTTGTTTTGGGTAAGGCTTTTTAAAAGGCTTATATATTAAAAAAAATATAATATTTATTTAATCAATTAATTTATTTGAACACCATTAAAATAAAGTATAGTCCCATTAGAACTAATTGAAAGAACACCATTTCCAGATGTTCCAATAAATCCAATATTACCAGTGACATTGCAAGTTGGAGCAGATATAGTTGTTGACGCAGTGAAAGAATTAGCATTACAAGCCCCACCCACAGATAAAACAGTAGGAGCAGTACAAGTTAAACCCACATTATTCACCCCATTTGTTATTCCAAAAGCAGTTGCATTACAAGTTCCATTCACTTCAAGAGTATTTACACCACCACATGTAAGAGCGACACTATTAGCACCACTTAGAATTCCTAGACCATTTGAATTAACAATACCACCCACAGATAAAACAGCAGGAACAGTACAAGTTAAACCCACATTAGCCACCCCATTTACTATTCCAAAAGCGGGGGCATTAATTGTATCACTAGAAGATAATGCCGAACCATTTGTAGTTAATGTTGTAGAACCAGAAGAATTATTTAAAGTTAAGCCAGCACCAGTAGCGGTTGTTAATAATACACTATTTCCAGAAGTTTGAATTAAAGGTGTTATAGTTGTTCCAGCACCAGTTAAAACGATTTCTGGAGTGGTGACAACAGCCGATGTTATACCATTTGGCGAGATGCTTACAGTTTTTGGCACAAATCCAGAAGCATCTGAATCAGTTGAATTGCTGATTGTCAGACTGTTTAAAGTTAGGTCTTGGTTAAAAAGAGTTTTATCACTCATCTCAAAAAGAACTTAGTCAAAATTATAATTGATTATATGAATCAAATAATATTTTTTAAAAAAATAATTAATTCACTTACCCCCCACACTTTTTACCATCGGACAAATTCGATACACTCGAATTTTCCACTCTTCGGATTCCAAAAAGCTGACTATTCAAACGAAGTTTGAATTAAATACAAAGTCCCTTTGTATAGCCAAAAAAAGTTGGGGGTTAAAGGGGGTGAAACCCCCTATTTAATTGTAGCAAATATAATATATTACAGCCACATATGGAGGGCTAACATTTACCCCGTAAAGGTTACTCGATGGGTCATTTGATGATTGGATACCAGAGCCAGCAGAAAGTATTTCAATACCAGTTTGAGAATAAGCAGTATAATAATTAATAGATAAATCATTTTGAGTTATAAATTCAGGAAGTGGTGGGACGGCAGCGGTTCCTAATACTGGAGCAGCGATTATTAATGACTGATGGGTATGTCCGGGGTCATTGATGTTGTGACTGTGGGCAGGGACTTGTGTAAATAATGGGGGAACTGCTGTGGTAGCACCTCCGAAATTAGAACTAACTGAATATGTATTTGTCGCACCACTTTGATTATTACCTGATACGAAATTGCTTGTAGCCACTCCTGCAGAATTTGAACCATTTCCACCTATTGGAAATGCTGATGTAAAATTTGGTACTGCAAATGAGGAGCCACTACCACCATACGAATAACCTATTATATTAAATAATTGTTGATATTGTGTTGTCGAATATAATGAGCCGTCGCACTTTAAAAAATTAGTTGGGGATGCTAATGAGATAAACATTTTTATCTCCCCTATTTTAGTAACGGCTATAGGATTTCCCTGTATTGTTGGTTGTCCTGTAAAATTAGGATTACCCGTAATCATTGGGACAGTTAAAAAACCTGTTATACTAATATTACCACCTGAGCTACTTGTCAAAGTTCCCTGAAAGTTTGGATTCAAAGCAGGTAAATAATTTACTATTTTACTTGATAGCCAGTTTTGTACATATCTTAAATTTGCTATTAGACTTAAATTGGTTGCGGTTAGTGGTGCATCCTCAGCAGTTGTATTATTAAAAAACTCGACTGCTCTGAACCTCTGGTCTATACCTGAATTATAACTCATCGCTCAAAAAGTTTTGGGTAAAGCCTTTTTTAAAAGGGTTTTTTATATTATACAAAATATATTTTAACTGTAACAAATATAATAATTGACTGCTATATATGGCGGGGTAAGATTAACACCAGACAATTGACTTACTGGGTCTTGGGCTTGAATATCAGTCCCATCAGTTAAAACACTGATATGAGTGAGTGAGCCGAATAGCTCTATCTCGCCAGATGACCCTGATTTACAACAAGGTAAAAATATAGGAGTATCTGTATATATATAAAAGTTTTGAAGTGAGGCAAAATATCCGTGATTGTGTACGGGGTCGTAAATATTGTGGGTATGTGGTGGGACTTGAGTAATTAAGGGGGCTTGGTCCGTTTGAGTAGAGCCAGCAAATGAAGAACTAACTGAATAGGTATTAGTAGCCCCTGTAGTAGAGTTTCCACTAACAAAATTCGAAGATGCTACATTTCCAATTAATCCATTTCCACCTATTGGAAAAGCAGATTGAAAATTAGGCAAATTAAAATAACCACTCTGACTACTCCCCCCGTAAGTAACACCTATTAACTGATATAATTGATAATATTGAGCAATACTGACTGATGAGCCATCACAAAGTATAAAATTTGGTGGTGGGTTATTATCAACAATTATTATTATTTCGCCGATTTTATTAACATCAATTAAATCATTATTAATAGTTGGGGCACCTAAAAAATTAGTTGGTGATGTAATAGTTGGGGCACTAATATTCGAGGTCAAAGTAATATTTGAACCTGTTAAAGTCCCCTGAAAATTTGGATTTAAAATATTAAGATATCCACTTATAATATTGTTTATATACTGTTGAACATACTTCAGATTGGCAATTAGGCCTAAATTAGTTTGTTGGATAGATTGGTCTTCTGCGGTATAATTGTTATATAATGTCTGTGGAGTATATCTTTGATTAATACCTGATGTGTATGACATCTTACTCTTTCTTTCAGAGATGGAAAATCCGAAAATCGGATTTGTCCGAGGAGGCAAAGAAAGTTTTGGGTAAAGCTCGCACTGCGTAGCGGTCGCTTTGGGGTCAGCCCTTTTTCAAAGGGTGTTTTTCAAAAGGCTTATATAATTAAAATTTTAAAAATTATTTCTTTTAATATATAATAATAAAAGATGTCGGCTAAATCTATTCTCGGGAATGATTTTCAATTTAATAGAATTCGATTTAATGCTCAAGAACAAGGAAAATACTTTGAAAAGAGTATTCAATTAAATGCTTTAGAGGAATTAAATTTTCATGATGGAACTCAGCAAACAACGGCTTATACTGGACAAGGAAAGGGAGATACTGGGGCTACCGGGCCGAAGGGAGATACTGGGGCAACTGGGGCAGTCGGTGCAACTGGAGCCCAAGGAATTCAGGGCATTCAAGGAATTACGGGACCGCAAGGTGCTACTGGTGCTCCCGGCACTGGGTCTCCTGCTCTTTGGAGTAATTTTCCTGCTCTTAATAATGTGGATTATTCTACTTTTGGTATTGTGGATTCGTCAGCAAGTGCTGGAACAAATGGGCAAATATTATCATCATTAGGAGACTCTTTGCTTTGGGTAAATCCTCAAAGTTTCGTCGGGGCAACTGGAGCAACTGGAGCAAATGGAGCAACTGGAGCAACTGGGGCAACTGGGGCAACTGGTGCAACTGGTGACAAAGGAGATACTGGAGACAAAGGAGATACTGGAGCAACTGGTGCAACTGGAGACAAAGGAGATACTGGAGCAACTGGTGATAAAGGCGATACTGGAGCAACTGGAGACAAAGGAGATACTGGTGCAACTGGTGCAACTGGTGCAACTGGAGTCAAAGGAGATACTGGAGCAACTGGTGCAACTGGAGACAAAGGAGATAAAGGAGATACTGGAGCAACTGGTGCAACTGGGAGCACTTTACCAATTATTACAACACCCGCACCAGATAGTAGCAATTTTCTTCTCGCATTAGACCAAGATGTTTATAATAATCCCATTTTGGTTTATAATACCACTAATATTACCGCATCTGATGTATCATTTAAAGTAGCAAATACATCAAATACAAACACATCAACATTAGCATCAAATTCTTTACAGGTGAATGATGGTGTAGGGTCTTACTCATTATTAGCACCATCTGTTACTTATTTTAATAATAATGGAGTAAATACAATTGCAATTGATAATTCGCCTCAAATGGTGTTAAATGACACATCTCAAACATATCAGGCAACAATTGATTATTCACGAATTATTTTTGGAGAAAATGGCGGGTTACAAGGAACACTTAGTAGAAACGGTTTAACTATTAATGTACCAAATGGAGCGTATATGTCATTAAATCCAAGTGTTCTTAATTATTATAATGGGACTATATTAACAACTCAACTAAATGGCGCATCAAGTAGCCTAACATTTAATGACGGAACAAATAACTCACAATTAACAACAACAGATATATTATTCAATTCAGTAAGTCTAAAAAGTACTGTTAGTACAAATACATCAAATATAGCAACTAATACCTCAAATATAGCATCAAATACAACTGCAATTTCAGCCCTACAACTAAATGCAGTACAGCCCCCAATTACTCAACTGTGTTCGCCTGCAGTATTTGGAACCTCTCCAAGCTTACCCCCGCAAAAAATGTTTATATCATCAAGTGCAAGCAATATTAGTAATGTGGGATATGGTGGTTGGTATTTTAGAAACTGGATTACTGGTGTAAATATTGGATGGAATGCGGCCTTTGCTTCAACATCATCAACGGTTGCAGATTTGCTGCAGTTAAGTTTTTCATTTATCTCACCAAATACCACATCCTCGCCCCAAATTTCAGTATATACAAGCCCGCCAATTAACGGAAATTTCTACAACTCTCGCAGGGCTTATATAAATAATGGAGCCACTACAGCAAATACACCATACTTATATTATATCAATTTTAATGGATTTACTGGAGTACCTTTTAAAAGTGGCCATACCCCTGTATTGATGACAAATACTGGAGTTTCTAATGTTGGGGCTTTCGCACCCACCGAAACCCTATATTTCTGGTCGGTTGGGTCAAATACAATAGCAGCGGCTAATTCAGTTGAGTTAATAGTTAGTAGCATGTGCTTTAAAATGAATTCGAGCGGAAATACAATTACTCAGCCATATATTTTTAATAATGCTGAAGTATTAAATGCGGCACCAGTGGTAGCACAGGGGGCAGGCACTTTGACTATTAACCCTTACCACTACGGATGCAGTTTCGGATGCACTGGAGATGTTACTGTAGCCACTGGAAGTCTAAGGGCTCAGGATGTATTATTTTATATTACACTCGTAAATGCAAAGACCACGGGTGCAGTTGGGATTACTTATATAGGCTCAGCAGGTAGTACAACTTATTTACTTGCAACATCTGGGACTCAGGTTTCTTTAAGTTGGAACGGCACATATTGGTTAATACTCTAAGCAACTCTTTCTTAAAAAGAAAGGAGGCAAAGAACATTCAAAAAAAATATCTAAATGTAATTAATTCTTAGGTTTGAATGGTGGCAGATTCTTATACCCTTTATATACCTGCTTTAATTTTATCTGAGATTTTAAATTTTTTTTGTCTATTTCATCTGCAGTTAGTGGGGTTTTCTTATTAATCCTAATTGTTGGCCTATATACTGGATAATCTTTGTGGCCAATGTCGCCCCAGTTTTCGGCGAACCACCTTTCCAAATTGTGGGGCTGGCCATCATCAGCATACTCTCCGCCCATCTTTTTATATAATTTCACTATATATCCACTTTTATAAGCTGAACTCTTTGTATAGACCTTGTCGGCCTCAGCCTTCGCCTTCTCGTATAATTTTTTATCCAATGGTGTCGGCATGTTATATAATAGGATTTATTTTTTATATTAAACATTTGAAAACTTATATATATAACAAAAATTATTTATTAATATTAATTTTAATTTTCAAAGTTTTAAAAAATGGAAATAGTTGCTCAAAGACAATTCTATTTTCCTGAGGAAGTTTGGAAAATGATAAAAAAATATATAAATATATATGGCATCCCTGTGGATTTTGTGCCCAGATTTTTAAAGTTGCCAAAATCAAAAATTTGCCTTGTATCAGAAAGGCTACTGAGTTATAATCCTGCAAATGGGTGTAACTTACAAAAATACAAAAAAGATAGATTAGTAAAAAATATATTAAAGATATTCTTCAATAAAATTTCTAAAGATTTTTCTATTCCAATGATGTATAAATTAAGAATTGCTATTGATTATATGGATAGGGGGTTATAACCCCCTTTAACCCCCGCATTTTTGGGTAAAGCTCTTTCTTAAAAGAACATTCAAAAAAAAATTATTTTTTTTTTTGCTTGGTCTTTCTCCAAGCATCGCCAATATATTTGAATGGTCACCGGCCACCATTCGCCATTATATAATACTCTTTCTTTTGTCTAAAAGAAAGGAGACAAAGAAAAAAAAGCGACGCCTACGCAGTGGCATTCAATATAATATTTCTTCTCCAAAGAATGGCATCTGTCTTAATCTTTTTGTAATGCGGTAGCCGGCTTGATAGTCCTTATATTTTTCCTTATTTTTTTCATCCTTTAAATAGTTATTATTATAAGTAATAGCACGGTCTCTATTTTTCTCCAAATATCTTTTTTGATAGATTAGAGTTCTATCTTTATTTGCTTTATTCCATTTAAGAACGGCCTTTCTTCGCTGTTCTAATAACCTCTTATATTTCTCCTCATTTGTCAATTTTGTATTTTTTGTCAATTTTGTATTTTCCATTTTTTAAAACTTTATATAAAATTATATATATATATAAATAAATATTTATTCAATATAAATAAATAATTATTTGTCCCAAATTTAGGCCTAAATATAAAATAATTGGTATGGAAAGGCCTTATTATTTTTTTTAAAATTATTTTAGTATATAATGTCTTAAAATGGGCTAATTGTTAAGTGTATTATATTGTTGGAAGACTGGAAGAGTTTTAACACTTTTTATAAATTCAAAAATTTTTTAAAAAAAAATAAAAAA